ACGAAGCTTGCACCAGATATTTTGCAAGCAACCTCTTTGACCGAAGCGAAAGGAATCATCGCTGACGCCTTGGAAGAAGCTTTAAAAGAATTCAAAGACGTCCCACTTGACGCTTACGCATGAGCGGTTTACTTCAGCAAGTTCTTCAGGAATCTCTCCAGTATTTTGAACCTCCACCAAAACTGACAATCAGCGAATGGGCTGATGAATACCGCAAGTTATCAGGTGAAGCTTCAGCCGAGCAAGGCCAGTGGCGAACAGAACGAGCCGAGTTTCAGCGCGGCATCATGGACGCAATCAGCGACCCACTGATCCACACTGTGGTTTTAATGTCTTCAGCTCAGTGTGGCAAATCTGAAATCCTGCTGAACACTCTGGGCTATTTTATCCATTTCGATCCTAGTCCAATTCTATTTCTTCAGCCTACGGTTGACGCTGCCGAAGGATTCAGCAAGGAACGAATCTTTCCAATGCTGCGAGATACGCCAGAACTCAAGCAACTAACGCTTGACGGCAAAGGCAACCAAAGAGACACGATCCTGCAAAAGCGTTTTGCTGGTGGTCAGTTGACACTAGTTGGTGCAAATTCAGCAACAGGCTTGTCTTCGAGGCCAATCCGAATTTTGCTTTGTGATGAAACAGACCGTTACCCATACACGGCAAAGATAGATGGCGACCCGTTGCGGCTGGCAATGAAAAGAACGTCAACGTATTGGAACCGCAAGATTGTTTTGGTTTCAACTCCAACCGTCAAAGGCGTTTCGGTGATTGAGCGTTGGTTTGAGGAATCAGACCAAAGATTTTATTTTGTGAAGTGTCCGCATTGCGAGCATGAGCAGACCTTGCAATGGAATTCGGTTCGCTGGACAGGTGACGGTTCAGACGCAAAGCTACATTGTGAAAAATGCGAAACAAGTTGGACTGAAGGCGAGCGACTGAGAGCAGTTCGAGCAGGAAGCTGGAAAGCTAAACGCCATTGCAACGGAATCGCAGGTTTTCGGCTTAATGCGTTGTACTCACCTTGGACTAGGCTTGCTGAAATGGCGCAAGAATTCTTGCAATGCCAAAACTCAGCACAGCAGCTTCAGACCTTTGTCAATCTTAGCCTGGGCGAAACTTGGGAAGACCAAGGCGAAACGATTGACGAACACGGTTTGTACAACAGGCGTGAAGTCTACAAAGCACCAGCGCCAGCAGAAGTTTTGGTGATTACGGCAGGAGTGGACGTTCAGGACGATAGATTAGAAGTTACGTTTCTTGGGACAGGCAAGGACAACGAAGGCTTTATTCTTGACCATCAGATTCTGCATTCAGATCCAGCCGCACCGCAAACTTGGATTCAACTCGATAAACTTCTCAAAGAACGCTGGCGTTGCGCGGATGGTCACGAACTGCCAGTGCAAGTGGCTTGTATTGATTCCGGTGGACACTACACGCAAGCGGTTTATGAATTTGTGAGAAGCAGAACCACTTCCAGAATCTATGCAATCAAAGGTGTGGGAGGTGAAGGCAAGCCACCAATCGGCAGGCCAAGCCGCAACAACTCTGGCAGAATCAAACTATTTCCGGTTGGGGTGGATACGATCAAACAATCAATTTTTGGCAGACTTCGCATTGCCAGCGGACCAGAAGCACTAAGATTTCCGAGACACTTAGATGAAGAATACTTTGCCCAATTAACCGCTGAGAAAATCGTCACCAAGTACCACAAAGGCTTTCCAAGACGCGAATGGATCAAGATTCGACCAAGAAACGAAGCTTTAGATTGTTTAGTTTATAGTTTAGCAGCACTTAGTTCGCTAAACATTCGAGACTGGAAACGACTACAGAGAACTGCTAAAATAGCCGAAAAATTGGAATCAGCGATTACAGAATCACCGGAAGCACCAAGACGAAGAACTTTGAAACCTGCGCGAAGACCTAACAACTGGATTCAGAGGTTTTAGTATGCGAAACCGAAGGAACCGATATTTGACACCAAAACAATTGGCTGCTGAGTTGGACGTCAGCGAGCGAACAGCCTACCGATTCTGTGAATCCGGCTTAGTTCCGGCTTACAAGGTTGGCGGAAACTGGAGAATCGAAAGCCAAACCAGTTATTTAGATTCATTTGCGAAGCTTCAATAGCTTTGCCAATTCTGCCAATTCTGCCAATCCTGCCCACAAGATTGAAGTTCTGCGCTAACAATAGCGCATGGCAACCAATCTTTTTGACCGCGCAAATTACCCCACAACGGAACCTGACCGTCTTGTAGCTGGCGAACGCTGGCTATGGCGCAAGGACGATTTGGCGTCAGATTATCCGCCAGATTCATATTCTCTGGAATATATCGCTCGCTCACATGGTGGCTCTTCGACTGAGTTTAAGATTCAGGCCACAGAAGCAGACAGCACCTACTTCATCGAAGTCTCTTCCAGCACCACACAAACCTACCCACAAGGCCACGTTCATTGGCAGGCTTGGATAACTCGCACCTCTGATTCAGAAAAAATCAAAGTTTTAGAAGGACACTGGGAAATTTCTTATGACTATGACGTCAACCACGATCCCAGAACTCACGCTGAAATCATGCTTGAGAAGATTCAATCTCTTCTCGAAGGCCGAGCGGACAATGACGTTGAAGAGTATTCGATTGGGAACCGCAGCCTGACGAAGCTTTCAATTCAAGACCTGATGAAGTGGCGCGACTACTACAGACAAGAGGTTGCTAAAGAAAATCAGCAAGCTAGAGCAAGAGCAGGCAAACGTCCTGGCAATCTGGTGAAGGTTGAGTTCAGGAGGGCAGGATGATCCAAGAGGCTATGTGGTGGCTAACGGATAGAGTCCACAGACAAGCACCAGAAAACCCAAGCCCAAAGCAGAAGAAGCGTCGATATGATGGCGCGGCTGGTTCGAGATTCCTGGCGGATTTTGTCGGTTCAACGACCAGCTCAGACGCAGAACTTCAATATTCGCTTCGCAGACTTCGAGACAGAGCCAGAGAACTTTGCCGAAATGACGATTACGCCAGACGTTACCTGCAACTCATGTCAAGCAATGTAGTTGGCGAGCATGGCTTTACACTGCAAAGCAGAGCCAGAAATCTCAATGAGCCGAATGTTGGACAGTTAGATGCTGCTGGCAATGAAATCATTGAAAGAGCATTTCGACGTTGGGGCAAATCCTGTTCAGCAAATCAGCGTCAGTCTTGGCTAGATATTCAGCGATTGGTCATTCAAGGTCTTTGTCGAGACGGTGAAATCCTGATTCGTTTTGTTCGTGGCAAACGTTGGCGTGACGGACTCGCTCTGCAAGTGCTAGAGCCGGATTACCTCGACGAAGAATATTTCACCACAGAGCCAAGAGGCCGCAGAGTGGTGATGGGCGTTGAGTTGGACGAGTTCGACGCACCGCAAGCCTACTACTTAAAATTAGGTCAAGGCCATCCGTTCGATACGTTCGGGCAGAGAAGAAGCGACAAGCGGACAAGAGTTCCGGCTGAAGACATCCTGCACATTTACCTACCAGACCGAGCACAACAGACCAGAGGCGTCAGTTGGTTTGCTTCAGCAATGACCAGAATGCGGATTCTCTCAGGTTATGAAGAAGCAGAACTGATTGCTGCTCGTACATCAGCAGCAAAAATGGGTTTTTTGGTTTCAGCAGACGGTGAAGGCTTCATTGGTGACGAAAGCGCAGACGGCAATCAAATCATGTCTGGCGAGCCTGGTTCAATTCAGCAGCTTCCGGCTGGAATGACCTTTCAAGAGTGGAATCCTAGCCATCCAACTTCAGCATATGCCGAATTTCATAAAGGTGTGCTTCGCGGAATCGCTTCCGGCTTGGGCATTTCTTACACCAGCCTGTCAAACAACCTCGAAGGCGTCAGCTATTCATCCATCCGGCAAGGCGCACTCGAAGAACGCGATTTATACCGTCAGATTCAAAGCTTTTTGATTCAGCACCTCTGCGAACCTGTTGCTCAAGAGTGGCTGAAAATGTCGATGACTTCCGGCTCAATCCCCATTCCGATTACCAGATACGACAAGTTTTCCAACACCTTGGAATTCAGAGGCAGAGGTTTCAGTTGGGTGGACCCAGCAAAAGAGATCAGAGCAGAAGTCGAAGCAGTGAGAAATGGCTTCAAGTCATTGAATGACGTTGCCAGACAATACGGACGTGACGTTGAAGAAGTATTCCAGCAAATGCAGAACGACAAGGCAATGGCGGAACGCTACGGAATCAGCCTAGCCTTTGAGCCTTTGGGCTCGCCTCATGGCCCGATTGAGCCAGAGGTTGAGTAATGTCAGAAAACCACAAGCCCACCAGTGGCATGGTCGAGGAAGCCAACCGAGGTTTGGATTGGAGACGAGAATTTGGCAGAGGCGGAACGTCTGTAGGTATCGCTCGCGCCAGAGACATCAGCAACGGCAAGAGCCTGCCACTGGCAACCGTGAAGAGAATGAAGTCTTTTTTTGCTCGCCATGAAGTAGATAAAAAAGCCGAAGGATTCAGACCAGGCGAAAAAGGTTATCCAAGTAATGGCAGAATTGCTTGGGCTTTGTGGGGTGGGGATGCTGGCAAAAGTTGGTCAGAAAAAATCGTGAATCAAAGCGAGAGAGTTATGGATTTAACTAGCATGACTGAGCGGCATGTCATTGACGTCGAAGAAACGCAAGACGAGTACATTGTGGCGTTTGCCAAAGCGGAACAAGTCGCAGAAGAGCCGGAAGAAAGAGAAGTTGAACAAGTCGAAACCAGAGACTTACCAGTTCAAACGCAATACCGAACCGGAAGCGTTCGGATGATGGACGAAGAACACGACCGTCGAGTGATGATGAGCATATCTTCAACGAATCCGGTTGAACGTGAATTCGGCTATGAAGTTCTCGAACACAATGCTGGAAGTGTGGATATGGAATTCATGTCTTCAGGCAAAGCACCTCTGTTGTTGGACCATGACGCCAGACAGCAGATTGGAGTGGTTGAAAAGGCGTATATGGACAACGACAAGCTTCGCGCACAAGTAAGGTTCAGCAAAAACGCAATGGCGGAAGAAGTCTATCGTGACGTAGTCGATGGCATCCGTGGCAACGTTTCGATTGGCTACCAGATTCAAGCAATGAACAAAGACGAGAACGGCTACAAAGATAAGCCGCTTTATCGGGTGAGTTCCTTCAAACCATTGGAGGTTTCAATGGTTTCCATACCTGCCGATTCTTCTGTTGGAGTGGGCAGAGCATACAAGCCGGAAGCTTCCGGTGATGATAACAACTCAGCAATCAAAGGAGAACCTATGCAAGCTGAAGTAGTTAAAGAGCCGGAAGTTCAAGTACGGCAAGAAGACCAACTGAAAGAGTACCGCAACCAATCCAGTCAGATTCTTGAGCTGGGCAAGCGGCACAACGAATACGACTTGGCTTTCAGAGCACTTCAGGAAGAGAAGTCACTAGCTGAATTCCAAGCCATGCTTTTGGAGAAGAAGACCAGCAAGCCAATCGACTTCTCAGTTGACGCCACACCGAAAGAGAAGCGCAACTACTCTTTGGTGCGAGCGATTCAAGCCGCAGATGCAAAGGATTGGAGCAAGGCCGGATTTGAACTCGAAGTTTCTAAGGAACTGGCAAAGAAGCAAAGCCGACAACCAAAAGGCTTCTTTGTTCCTGACTTTGGCTGGCAGACCCGAACGGTATCAACCGCAGCCGGAGCAACCTTTGGCGCAGGAAGCAATATTGTGCCGGAAGATTACCGAGGCGACCGATTCATTGATGCGCTGATTTCAACGTCGATTCTGGGACAAGTAGGCGCAACCGTACTGAACGGCTTATCTGGGAATGTCGCAATTCCCAAGATTTCAACCAGCACCGCAGCGGCTTTCATTGCGGAAGGTGGCTCAGTTGGAAATAGCGAGCCTGACTTCGCACAAGTCACCATGACGCCAAAGCTTCTGGCAAACAAAGTTGCCGTGACTCGCGAGTTGATGATTCAGTCTGACCCAAGTGTAGAGCAGCTGATTCGTAATAACATGGTCCGAATTTTCGCGGCAAAAATCGACAACGTAGCGCTGAAAGGTGGCGGAAGTAATGAGCCAACCGGAATTTTAGGCACTGCTGGAATCGGTGACGTTTCATCTGGCGGAACAAGCGGCAACGCCAATCTGACTTACGGGAATGTCGTTGATATTATGACGGAAGTTTCACAGGACAACGCTCTGCTTGGCAACCTGCGCTGGGTAACTCATCCGGCAGTTGTAGGCAAACTGATGCAAACGCTTGTGGCTGCCAGCACTGACTCGCGGATGATTATGCCAACACCAGATTCGATGCTTGGCTATCCGGTAGTGCAGACCACGCAAGCACCAAGTTCCTCGCCTTACTCCCTAATTTTCGGGAACTTTAGCGATCTGTACATTGGCTTCTTTAGCGCCTTGGACGTTCTCGTAGATCCGTATGGCAGTGCAGGAACAGCCACAACAAATCTATATTTTTATCAAGATATGGATATTGCGGTTGCCCACGCTGAAAGCTTCGCGGCAGCACAGGATGTGACCGTTGCCTGAGTGTATCAGCTAGACGAGCTACAAGGTTGGGGTGCTTCTCGACCTTGTATCTTACTTTGTGGCGGACCTTCTGCGCCTTCAGACCTAGCGAAAGCCAAGGCGCAGATAGGTTCAAGAAATTACGACTTAGCCGGAGTTAATAATCACGGCTTACTTTTTCTTGGGGAACTTGCCTGGTGCTACGCTCACGACGTCCGAATGGTCAAACACCTTCAGGAATACGAAACGCCAGCAATTGTGCACCATGAACCAAAGAATCTAAGAGACAAAGATATTCATGGCGGAATTGTCCCATTCATACGACTCAGCGGACCAGAAGCACTTTGGACGGCAGATTATTTGGGCTACTCAGAAATTCATGTTTGCGGTGTCGATTTCTACACGGGCAACCGTCGATACTGGCATCAATGGGATTTAGATAAAAAGCCAACAAGAGTTCAGGAAGACCAACAAGGCAAGTGGATAGAAGCACGGGACCAATTGCAAAATCCTGGGCGAATCGTGACATACAACGAACGACTTCAGAGAATATTTCAATGAAGATTCAGATTATCAGAGGCACGGTGGCAAACGGTGGACCTGTCAGAGTGGGCCAAGTGATTAGCGTTGACCCAAAAGAAGCAAATCAACTGATTGGCATGGGCAAAGCGATTATTTATGAGAATCGGGCCAAAGGCTTGGACGAGGCAGAAGCGCCACCAGTGACCACTCGAACGACTAAAACCGCACGAAAGCCTAAAGCAAAATGAGCGTTGAGACTGCTGCTGATCGAACAGCACTTTTGGCAGACTACGGAACCACTGTGACAAAGGCAGACGCAAGCACTTTTGTGGCGATTTTTGACAATGACTTTCTGGCGGTTGATGTAGACGAGTCAGAGGTGGAAAGCTCAGAGCCAACACTGCTGGCAAGAACCGCTGACGTGTCCAGCCTAGCGCATGGTGACACTCTGACAATCAGCGCAGTCAACTACACGGTTCGAGGGATTCAGCCCGATGGGACAGGCATGACGCAAATCATGTTGGGTGTGTAATGGCGCATAAACGAGCGCAAATCAAAGCAAGAATCCAAACGGTTCTAACCGGACTTGCAACCACTGGAAGCAATGTCTTTCTATCAAGAACTTATCCAATCGCAACCAGTGATTTGCCTGGACTGCTGATTTACGCCAATTCAGAAAGCATTGAACGCTTGGAGATTGGCATTCAAAACAGGCAACAACGAACACTTGATTTGTCCATTGAAGCAGTAGCCAAAGGCAACAGCGCAGAAAGTACTTTGGACACAATTACTGTTGAGGTGGAAGAAGCAATGGCGAACGACCAAACGCTGAATAATTTGGCAATAGATTCACGAATCACCGATACGCAGATCCGGCAAGCATCTGCTGAAAGTGAGTTTTTTATCGCAACTATGCGGTACACGGTCTTGTATCGCACCATCGAAAATGACGTTGAATAAAGGAGAAGAACAATGGCGATTCCAGACCGTTATCTAAGACTGAGAAGTTCTCAACCCTACATCACCACTGAATCAACTGCTGGCAGTTATGTCGCAGTTTCTGCTTCTGATGGATTCACCACAACCGAACCTTTGGCACTGAGCCAGACGTTCAACACCAGCGATATTTCAGAAGTCGGCACAAGGCTTTTACAGAATCGAAGTTTTGTGAATTATGCCGAGCGAGCAACCTTTGAAATT